TTCAACTGTGATGAGATAACCCTTAGACTTATTAGGCGGCACTTCGCAGGAGATTTCCCTGCCCAATTCTAGTACACCCTTCTTAAGTATATGTGTGGGCACGATTACTGTTGACTGCTCTAGTACGAATGCCCAGTACGCAGCCTCGGTTACTGATAAACCTGATGGCTCCCATGCCTTAGACTTATTGAACCAACACTCAACTTCAATGTATAAGTTGTTGGTAATCCACCACTTCCTATCACGCTTGACCTCTACTGTGCGCCCACCAGTAAGTAACTCCTCGACCAATGTCTCACCTTTACGACCATACCCAAAGTCTAAATCAAACGAAGAGTTCTTTACCATTACTATACCCCGTTGTCTTCCATGTATTTTAATCGTTCTGAATGCTTATCCGAGGCTGGCCCGCCCTCATTTTCCCATTCACTAGTTTCGTAATGATGAGTACTTGAACCTTCCTTGTCCCACTTATCTCTCAGTACTAGCACGGCTATGATGGCGTAGTTAGCTAAGTCTTTGAATGAATCCTCAAGGGATTCGTACTCAGCCTTGCGCCTAAAGTCTAGCAAGTTATTGATACGAGCAGTCTTGTCATGGATACGAACACGAAGTCCATTGAGCGCACCACCAGGGGCATCAGCAATATTCTTTGCGCCATAATCATTGTGCTTTTTTATCAGTACGGACATCAACTCATCGTATACAATCCTTACATCCTCTTCGAATTGCGTTGGGTATCGTACACTTTCTTCTTTGTTAATAGTGGTACGCTTAACGTTACTGTTAGGGTATCCTTTTCTTGACTTGTCTTTGTGATTTGATAACCCATCCCAGCCAAGTGCTCTATAATCTGCCATATCTCTTCACTCTCCACCTTTGAATAGTTTGTTAAGTTCTCCATCGAAGTCTTCCATTACGCTTTCTACTATAATATCCTCAACAGTTTCCCCAATCATTTCGGGGTAATGTTCTGCTGTGAATAAAGTTATGTATGCTGACTGTGTTATCTGGCTGATATACTCAGCATCATCTTTGTTATCGTATAGCCCACGCAACAGACTACCAAGTAGCAAACGGAAACCACCTGGCATTATCATTGAAGGGTTGAACTCTTCTCCATCATCAAGCATGTGTTCAACCACATCAAAGGCATCATCTAATATTTCCCCACACTCAGGACACTTATACTTATCGCCATGACGGAACTCAGGCATTGGCTAGTCCTGCTCTCTTAAGTATTGCTTGCGACCCGTTGCTAGTATAGAATGAGTTAGGGTCTTCGCCGTCGGGGAACTGGACGATAGTAACAGGGAGTTCTCTTGCAAGTGAGTTGGCAAATTCTTTTCCTGGTTGGTCTCCGTCAGCAAAGACATAGACTCTTTCGAAATCGGCGAGGAGTCTCGTGTAATGTTTCTTCCAACTATTAGCCCCTGGCACACCAATACAAGGAATGCCGACGCAAGCAGACATAGTAATAGTATCAAGTTCTCCCTCGCAGATACCAATGTAATCACCAGCCCGCTCAATATCAAGGACATTATACATTTTAGTATCAGCTCCAGTGAGTCCCATATACTTCGGCTCCACCGCAGGATTGAGCGAACGAAACCGTAAATCCACAACACCAGTCTTAGTAACATATGGTATACTCAACCTTCCTTGATACATCTCATGGCCTATCTCAGCCTCTACGACTACGCCTAATCGAGCCAGCCGTGCTACCTCTATCGGAATGCCCCTGTTTTTTAGGTAGCCTTCTGCCTGATAAATGTTTGCCGCGTACTTCTCCGATGCCCGTTCCAATAGTTCTCTCTGCGAATTCTTTTGCATCTCTTACACTAATTCCTTCTCTTTGGGATATGATTTGTAAACTGTTTCCCTGAACCCCGCATGCAAAGCAGATGAACACATTGGTGTCCAAGTTGGCTGTGCCTGATTGATGTGTGTCTCCATGGAATGGACATCGCAGATTTGTTTGCCCGTGGTTGCGTCGTATGTCCGCACCATAGTGGATAAGGACATCTCTAATACTTGGTAGGTCATTCATGTCTCTCTCTCATCCACTGCTCTAAGTTTTGTATAACCCAAGCGTTCTTAACGCTACTGTTACGACGCTTGACTACAACGAAGGAAGAAGGTTCCGTACCCAACCCTCTTGCCTTCGCGTAGTTCTTTGCCTCAACCTGCGCCTCGTCCCAGAAGGCAGGTAAGTCTAGCTTCTTACGATTCTTTAACTCCATAATGTATGTCTTACCCTGAAGGAATACATACAAGTCGCCCTCATCTTTAGCACCAGCCTTAGTAAGACGCTCAGCTACAGCATTGTTATCACGAAGCCAACGCATTACATCGGTCTCGAACTGTGCACCTTTACGTCCGTTAGGGTTAGCCATTAGTATGCGCTCTTATCTTTCTCTAGTATTCTCGTTGCCCAGTCAAGTCCGTCGCATACGCCCTGCGTATAATCGTCCCTAACCTGCGGTTTGGCATCATTAATCTTCTGTACACAGATGGCAACATCTCTGTGATATTCAGCCTGTGCCATTTCTTTTGCATGTATCTCCAAGTAATCATCATCCATTGTAACTCCTAACCATTCTCTGGTATATCTTCGACGAACATATACTCAGGATTGAAAGCAATCCAAGTCATTAGTCCACCACCCGCGTCGGCTTTGCCATAACGGTTCTTGACAGGGGCCACGCCCATTGATGTGCCCACAACACCAAGCGTGCAAATGAGTGCGGGGAGCTGAGCCACCTTTCCCTGAATCGCGGAACGAGGCTGGCAAGGAGAGCCAGGTACCGCTTCACTCGTATGATGTAATACCAACACACCCGCATTCGTAGCCCTAGCAAGATACTTCAACTCCTTCATGATAGCTCTCATAGAAGAGAACTCCTCGCCACCATCGGTGGCTACATCCATTAAGTTATCTACAACTATTAGTTGTGGTGGACATCCCCACAATTCTTCGAAGGCTTGTACTTCCTCATCGATATCTTGTAGTGATGGCGCTGATTCAAATGACCAGACAATGTGGCTAGCCTTAGCTAGCACTGCTCTTGTCCAACCTAAATCAGTATTCAATAATCCTTCAACATCAGTCTGATTCTTACCCGAAATCATAGATGCTAATCGCATAGCCATTGTGTGTGCGTTGGTGTCGGCGCTAATGTATAGGGTGGGAACCTTCATCTTTAGCGCAAGAGCTAAGGCAAGTGTTGACTTACCTACTCCTGGCGATGCTGCGAACATCGACACTTCGCTACGTCTGAGGATAATTTTGTTCGACTCAAACGCTTTGAAGCACGATGGCAATGGTTCTCCGCCAATACTTGCACGACCAACGCTTCTGACAAGTGTACGCAAGGCTTATTCCTTTTTAGTAAGAGTCGTAGCCAACCCATGACAAACTGACTACGACTCATTTGATTTCCTGTATTTAGTTTACTGGCTTGCACTGGTCAACTGTACCCTGTGGGGTAGGACATGCCCAGAATGCATACGGTTTACCAGTCTTGCTACTGATTCCACTGCGATAGATACGCGCTCCGTGCTTACATGTTGGAGCTGCGGTACCTGATGCTTCCGAGACTGGGCTGGGTGGTGAGGAGAGCGGTGGCGTTGTGCTTGTTATGGTACTTGGCGTTGATAAAGGGGCTAGATTGTACGCACCTGCCAATAGCTTGTTAGTTGCAGCAATCTGTGTAGCGTAATCACCTACACCCTCAAGCAGTACACTAAGTTCATCAGCAGTATTGGCACGGATGTTAATCATATCACCAGGGCCAGTCTTATACGAGACTTGCAGTTTCCATTCTTCGTTCATCGTTTCTCTTTCTTTGAAGTAAACGAGCAGTGCTCTGTGAGCCCGCATCGGTTACAGTTGTTTGTGTTGGGTAAGAATATACCAGCAAGACGTGCTTTGTCAAATTTTTCTACGAAGTAATCAATCATCTCGGTTGAGTATTTGGTTAGGTCTTCCATCTGACCAGTGCCAGACTGACGAGCCATCCAATAGTTACCATAGTTTATATCAACACCAAAGACTTTCTTCAACCCTGCTCGGTAGAAACCTAGCTGTAGGCTGGAGTCAGGTGTGCGTTGTGATGTCTTCAAGTCTACCACAACTAACTGACCATCAACATCAAAGACTCTATCGATTACCATCTTGACTGGAACACCAGCAAACTCAGGTATGATACCTAGTTCAATCGCAGGAACGCCTTCAGGCGTCTTCCAAATCTTCCAATTCTTGTTGACTTGTCGCCATTCGACGTAGGACTGGACCCATTGTGGACCAGCGATATTCCAGAAGGAAGCATCTTCCTTATTGGGGTAATCTTTCGTAGCCCTGCCGCCAACTCTAAGCGTCGATAAGTCGACATCTTTGGTATATTCATTCCATGCCTCTTCCCATAATTGTTTACTCAACATGTTGTCTGTCCCATTCTTCAGTAGCCTTGTGGAATGCGGAGCCACCTGCGCTCCATACCGCTGGCTTCTCTGGTATCTGCAACAGTCGGCTGAGGTAGTATAGATAACCGCAGTCGATGAAGGTAGTCAGAGCTGAATAGGATACATGACCTGGTATCTTATAATCATCAGAGAGATATACTCCCATAAATATTCCTTCCAATATATAATTATATTAATTATATATAGACCCCTTCGGGGTCTTATATTATATATAATATATACCAGTATAGCTGACAAGAGAGGCTGAGTCAAGGGGTTATGTCACTCCCGATTCAGTATTAGGAAACACAAAAGACCCCCCTTCCCAAGGTGATTACCTTAGGTTGGGGGGTTTAGTGTCTTAAAACTGCCTTAGAAGGCGTTTAAGGGGTATTCTAGAGGCTACTCTGCGCCTCGTCCGAACTCTTTTGCGGATGGGTCGAGCCACTTAAGGACAGGCCCGAGGAACCCAGCGAGGGCTGCCATTCCGAGTGTCTTGAAGTTGGTCTCTCCAGCGAGGTAGAGTGCGATAGCAGCTGAGGCTGCAGCACGGAACCATGTGAGCGCTACTTGCTTTAGTGCTTCCATTTAAATTGCCTTTCGTTTTATATTGTGAACCTTACAGCAGGTGCATACTGGTACCACAGTGGTACTAACAGCTACCTTCTTCTTAGGTTGTGGCTGTAAATTTGCCACAATCTGATTCACAATCTTAGGTTGACTTAGCCACCAGAACCAGGGGCTAGTGTCACTACGGTGAGTATCATTAATAGAAATATGTAGGTGCTTATTGTGAGGATTACTACCTGTATACTTTCTATTGCCTTCTTTGCGTCTGGTTCTTGACCAGATTTTTCCTTGGAAGATAAGGTAATTAACCCTCTCATCTTCTTTAAGTTTTTCAAAAATGATTGCACAATCAATACCCCTCTTAGGGTCGTGGGTCAAATCTACTGCTAGCCCAGTATTGTGGTCCGAATTCGGGCTGGCTTTCTGATGCGCTAACGAAGGTAACAATCCGTCTGACAGTTTCTTGCGCTTCGGATACAACGCTGT